GCCGGGCGTTCCGCGCGCGGATGCCGCAGGCCTGCGAGCAGTAGACCGCGTTGACGTGTCGCGAGGGCGGCAGCTCCTCGCCGCATGCCGGGCAGGCGTCGCCGGGGAGATCGTCGAGGCTGGTCACAGCGCCTCGGCGAGCATGGCGCGGTTGGCGGCATCCTCCGCCCGCCGGCGCTCGGCGTGCCAGGCGTGGTTGCACCGGGCCGAGCAGAAGCTCCGGTTCTGCGCTGGAAGCCGCCCGCCGCAGGTGCGGCAGCGGGTCCGCTCGACGAGCGTGAAGGCGTCGGCCTGGGCGTGGAGCGGGGTCGAGGCTTCGGCCCAGGCCGGGCGGTGGGCGCCGAGCTGGCGCAGGGCCTCGATCACCACCGCGCGGGCGGCGGCGTCGGCGTCGCGCCAGCACCAGCCGCCGCCGAGCACGATCGCCGAGCGGAAGGCGGCGCGCAGAAGGCCCTCGCGGAAGAACGGGCTCGGCGGATCGCCGGCGCGCAGCATGCCGACCGCCACCAGCACCAGCCGCTTGCGGCAGGCCTCGGAGAGCTGGCGGCCGCGGCGCCGAGGCGGCGGGAGAGCCGGAACTGGTCGCATCGCTTCCCTCCTCGACTGCGCCGGATCGGCCTCGCGGCATCCGCGGCCGGGCTCGCGCCATCGGCAGGAGGGCAGGACAGGCTTCCGAGACCCGCACCGGCTCCGAAGCTCTCCCTCGTCCTGGTGGACGTGGTGGGCGTCCTGCCCCCCTGCCGATGGCGCTCGCGGCCGGCCTCACACCCCCTTGCAGCTCGAGAAGGCGACCACGCCCGGCCGGCGGCCTCCCGCGGCGGCGCCGGCGAGGCGGCGCTCGAGGTCGGCGATCGCCGCCGCCATCTCCGCGTCGCTCCGGTACTCGGTCCGGCGCCCGTCGTACTCGACCGAGCGGATGCCCCTGGCCCGCGACCGGACCAGGGCATCGCGCAGGCCTTCGAGCTCGGTGCCCTCGACCGCCATCAGGCGCCGGCGTTCTTGTAGGCGCCGCGGTGGTCGACCGCGGTGACGCCGAAGTCGGTCCACACCCGGTAGCTGGTGCCGAGGCCGGACCAGCGGTCCTTCGTCTGCACCACCGGCCCCGACTGGCCGGCGAGATGCCCGACCTTCAGCACCGGCGCGGCCGAGGGCGCCGCGAAGAGATACCAGGCGGCGCCGGCGAGGCGGGGCTCGACCAGCAGCTCGACGATCCCCGCGAGCGGGTTCGCGTCCGCCGTCTTCGTCGCGGTGACGGCGGCGAGGAGCTTGCGGGCGGTGATCTCGGCGGCCGGCGCCACCACCAGCCAGCCCGCCCGGAGCCCGATCACCTCGCCGCCGATGCCGGTCTGCGCCTGGATCGCCTGCAGGCCGGCGACGAGGGTCGCCTCGGCTACGCCTGCGCCCGAGGCGGCGAGGTTGCCGTGGTCGGCGTGGAACAGCGCCTTGCCATCGGCGAGGACCGGGTTCGCCACGAGCTTCGCGACGATCGCCGCGGTCTCGGTGCGCCGCGCCGCCCGGCCGAGCTCGGCGCCGATCCGGCCGAAGAGGCCGAGGTCGTCGTTGACCAGCATGTTGCGCGACACGTCGAAGCGGGCGGCGTAAGTGGCGAGCGACCAGCTCGTCGACGCCTCGGCGGTGGTCACCGCCGTGATCTCGCCGTTCTCGGGGAGCGGGGCGAGGTTCGGGAAGCCGCCGAGCCCGACCTCGGTCACCGGCCGGAAGTCGGGGGCGGTGCCATAGACGACGAGGTTGCGCTCCACCGGCGAGGCCGCCTCGCCGTAGGCGTGCATGACGATCCGCGCGCCCGCGCCCTCGAGCGCGGCGGGGAAGTCGGAGACCGAATGCGCGCCGAGGGCGCGGGTGAAGGCGGCGTCGACCACCGCGGCGTCGGCCAGGCGCCCACCGCCGGAGACGCTCATCCGGGCGAGGCCGCGGAAGCCGAGGCCGCGGTACTGGGTCGCGGCCTGGTCGCTCACCGGCACCCCGGCGGCGTCGGCGGCGATCGCCTCGGCCATGCGGGCGGTGACCACCGCCGGGTCGGCGTTGTCGAAGCCGACCGTGGCGCGGGGGGTGCGCACCGGCTCGGCGCTGCGGCTGCGCATCGCCTCGAAGGCGGCGCGGCGGGCCTCGTCGGCCGAGGCGCCCGCGTCGATCCGGGCGTCCGCCCAGGCGCGGGTCAGGCCGGCGGTCTCGGCGATGGCGCGAATCTCGGCGTTGACGGCGGCGCGGGTCTCGCGCTCCGGCTCGACCGGCTGGTCGAGCGTGATCTCTTCGGGGTCCATGGGGGATGCTCCGGTACGGAAGTGGGCGCCCGGGTCGGCCGGGACGGGGACGATCGAAACCTCGGAGGGGGTCCAGCGGGCAGCGGTGCGGACGCGGCGGCCGGCCTCGCGGCTCTCCCGCCACTCGGCGACGGTGTAGCCGATCGAGAGGCCGCGGAGCGTGCCGTCGCCGATGTCGGCAAGGACCGCGGCCGCGGCCTCGTTCGAGCGGAAGCGCAGGCGCACCCACAGGCCTTCCGGGCGCAGCTCGGCCGCCTCGACGACGCCGAGCTGGTCGCGGGTCGAGCCGGAGCGGTGGGCGTCGAGCACCGGCCCGCCGATGAGCCGCGAGAGGTCGGCGCCGGCGAGGTCGAGCCGCTCCTCGAAGCCCGGCCGCGGCACGCCGCCGGCGGTCGCGACGATCGCCTCGACGGTGCGCGCCGCCGGGTCGAGGGTCGAGGGGCGGGGAACGAGCCCACGGACAGGCATCAGGCGGGAACCTCCTCCGAAGCCCGGGCGCGGGCGGCGTCGCGGGCGATCTCCTCGTCCAGCTCGTCGATATCGCGGCCGCGGCCGGCGACCACCTCCTCGCGGCTCTTCAGGCCGGCGGCGATCGCCGCGACCTCGGCCTCGACCTCGTTGCGCGGATCGACCCACGTCCAGCCGGGCGGGACGAAGGCGACGGCCTGGTGGTCGGCCGCCTCGGCCGCCGGGACGAGGCCGGCGAGGATCTGGACATCAATCCAGCGCCGCCAGAGCGGGCGCAGGAGCTGCGCCTCGATGAGCGTGCGCTGCAGCATCTCGGCGCGGCGGCGGAACTCGAGGAGCCCGACGCGGGCCGAGCTGTAGTTCGCCTCGCCGAGGTCGCCGGTCAGCGCCTCGAAGGTCAGCCCGACGCCGGCGGCGATCTCGCGGTCCTGGGCGCGGAGGAAGTCGACCGCCTGGGCGAGGCCCTGCCCGGGGCTGGTGAAGCTCACGTCGGCGCCGGGCGGCAGGATGCGCATGGCGCCGGGCTCGAGGCTGACGTCGATCGCGCTTCCCGCGCCGGCGCCCTCGAAGCCCGCCGCGCCGCCCTCCGCGTCACGGACGAAGCCGGTCATCAGCGAGGCGACCTTGAGCTGCATCAGGAGCGCGTCGGCGGCCTCGTCGCGGTCGCGGAGCTTCAGCAGCACCGGCGCCAGCCAGGAGAGGCCGCGCACCTGGCCGGGGAAAGCCCGGTCGAAGACGTGCAGCATGTCGGCCGCCGGCACCCGCACCGGCTCACCGAAGGCGGCGGCGAACGGCGCACCGGGCGCCTCGCGCAGCACGTGGTAGGCAGCCGGCCGATCGGAGGCGTCGAACTCGATGCCGGCGACGATGCGGGCGCCGGCGCCGCGCCCGAGGTCGCGGGAGAGCGACGGGTCGACCTGGTCGGCCGGCAGCAGCACGGGGTGAAGCTCGGCCGCCTCGTCGACGGTGAGCCGCACGAAGGCCTCGCCGTCGCGGACCAGCGCCCGGGCGAGCGGCAGCAGCAGCGGGACGGTGAGGGCCTCGAACGCGGCGTTGAGGCGACGGGCGGTCGCCTGGTCGGGGTGGCGCGAGCGCGCCTGCCAGCCGCGCCCGACGAGCGCGCTGGCCCAGGCCTCGACGATGCGGGCGCCGTAGGGCGCGTTGACCGAGAGGGCGGCGGCGCGGGCGCGGGCCGGGCCGCGGGCGGCGAGGGCCGCGGCCTGCGGCGCCGCGAGCCATGGCCCGCCCTCCCAGCGCCGCCCACCGCCACCGGCCTCGATGTTGCGCCGGAGGCCGGGGCGGAACAGGCGGGAGAGGCGGCCGAGAGGGTTCAAATCCGCTATCCGTTGCGTTGGCGGTATCTGGATACCTCAATCGGAGGGCGAAGCAATACCGCACTCGCGAGCCGATCGCCGGAGAGGCCCGGAGAGCGGCCCAGGAGGCCCTTCCCGGTCAGCCCGCCGGGAGAGG